CGCCGGCAACCTCAAGCGCATCCGCAACCTGCCCACGCAGTTCGGCAAGTTCCGCACGGAGATCGAGACGGTTACCGCGCAGAACCAGACGGCCAGCTCCTACGAGGACCGCCACGACGAGAGCACCCAGACCGACCTCCATACCCAGGGCACTGCGCTGGGCAGCCCCACCGCCGGTGCCGGCGAAGTGCGCCGCAGCCGCAACCTGCCCACGCAGTTCGGGAAGTTTCGCACAGAGGACGAGACGGTCACCGCCAAGAACCAGACGGTATGGTCAAGCTACGAGGATCGGGCGGACCAGACCGCCAGCACGTACCTGCAAACGCAAGCCGCAGCCGCCCTGGGCGCACCCACACCCACAACGGGCTGGCTGCAGTACCGCCGGAGCTTGCCCACGCAGTTCGGCAAGTATCGGATTGAGTCGGAAGTGATCGTAGCCATTGACCAGGACGCCACCAGCTACGAGCGATCGGCCGCCGAGGAGACCGACACGGCGCTATCCACCCAGGACTCTCACCAGAGCTTTGTGGCCGATGGGGGCAGCGTGCCCAACCGCGCCGCCGGCAACCTCAAGCGCATCCGCAACCTGCCCACGCAGTTCGGCAAGTTCCGCACGGAGATCGAGACGGTTACCGCACAGGACCAGACGGCCAGCTCCTACGAGGACCGTCACGACGAGAGCACGCAGACCGACCTCCATACCCAGGGCACCGTGCTGGGCAGCCCGACCGCCGGTACCGGGGAGGTTTTGCGCCACCGCAACCTGCCCACGCAGTTCGGCAAGTTCCGCACCGAGGAGGAGACCGTCACGGCCAAGAACCAGACGGCCACCAGCTACGAGGACCGCCACGACGAGAGCACCGAGACGGACCTGAACACCCAGGGCACTGTGCTGGGCAGCCCCACCGCCGGGGCCGGGGAGGTGCGCCGCAGCCGCAACCTGCCCACGCAGTTCGGCAAGTTTCGCACGGAGGACGAGACGGTCACCGCCAAGAACCAGTTGGCCACCAGTTACGAGGACCGCGCGGACCAGTCGGGCAGCACATACCTCAACACCCAGAGCAGCGCCCTGGGCGCCCCCACGCCTACAACGGGCTGGCTGCAGTACATGCGCAACCTCCCCACCCAGTTCGGCAAGTACCGCACCGAGTCGGAGGTGATAATTGCCAAGAACCAGACGGCCACCAGCTACGAGGACCGCCACGACGAGAGCACCCAGACCGACCTCAACACCCAGGGCACCGTGCTGGGCAGCCCCACCGCCGGGGCCGGGGAGGTGCGCCGCAGCCGCAACCTGCCCACGCAGTTCGGCAAGTTCCGTACGGAGGACGAGACGGTTACCGCCAAGGACCAGGACGCCACCAGCTACGAGCGATCGGCCGCCGAGGAGACCGATACAGCCCTTTCCACCCAGGACTCTCACCAGAGCTTTGTGGCCGACGGCGGCAGTGTGGCCGACCGCGCCGCCGGCAACCTCAAGCGCATCCGCAACCTGCCCACGCAGTTCGGCAAGTTTCGCACGGAGATCGAGACGGTTACCGCCACCAACCAGGCAGGGAGCTATTACGAGGAGACCGCCGGAGCCAGCACCATTCGCGGCCTGGCTACGCAGGCCGTCAGCGCCTGGCCGGCTCCCTCCCAGGTGGACGGGCAAATCAACCGCCGCACGAACCTGCCCACGCAGTTCGGCCGGTACCGGACAATTTCAGAACGGATAACCCTGAACAAGCTGGAAGCGGAGGTAAGCTACAACACGCGCTACGGACAGGCCTACGCCAAGGCCGCGCAGAACGTAACGCTTGCCGAGCTCAACGCCGCGGCCTCCGCGCTCACCGAGGACACTGTAAACTCCATGAGCCCGCGCCGTAACGACGGCGGCAAGTATGACTACACCGTGAGTAAGCGTCCCTTTAACCCGGCCTATGCGATCGGAGCGCTGGACCCCGGCTACTGGCGCGACTGGAGCTTTGATGCCGAAGCGCCCATGTGGGGCAAGTGGTTCCCGGTGAAGGTTTTCGTGGACTACTTCGGGACGGTCTCGGCGGCTGAGAGCTTTCTGGCGGCAACACCGACCAGCGGCTACAGCACCGTGGTGGGCGCCGCCGGCTACATCACGGGAATTACCAAGCTGCAGGGCGGCCGCATCCACAGGGCCGTGCGCGTGGAAATGGACAAGACCCCATGACCGATTTTGAGATGCAGATGCTGATCGCCGAGCTGACCGCGGAGGTTACCGCCGGGCGCGAAGCCCGCAGAAACCTGGAGGAGCGCATGCTGGCCATGCAGGCTACGCTTGCGGCCATGGAAGGCGGACTTTCGGCAGTGCAGGACGAGCAGGAAATGGTGGACGATCCGGCCATGGTCAGCGGAGCGGCCCAGCGCTACTTCGGCCCGCCGCCGGAGCCGCCGATTGCCGTGGTGCAGCTTGAGGATAACGGCTGGGATCCCGGCACCGACACCGCCGGGACGCTGCCGCCGGTGCAGAACCCCTGGGATGCAATCGGCGACGGGGCAAGCTGGAGCGGAGTATCCAGCCCGGACTTTGACGAGATCATCGCCACCGATACCGACGTGTTGGCCCGCAACGCCACCCACTCGCGCATTGACGTGGGCGTGGAGGGCTATTTCCTGATCGGCTACAGCTTTGTGATCGATTATCCCGACGGCGACCCCAGCAACAAGCAGCAGATCAAGAGCCGCGTCGTGCGTAATGCCGGCGCCGGCGACGTGGAGCTGGCCGCCAGCACCGCCTGGATAACCGACACCCGCCGCGATGCCTGGCAGGTGGGTACCACCTTCATGGCGCACCTTTACGCGGGCGATTACATCGAGCTGCAGATCGGGCGCTACGAGTACACCAGCGACTGGGCTTGCCTTACCGGCTCGCCCCAGATCTGCGCGGCGCTTTTGAGGAGAATCGGCACTTACTGACAGAGGAGCACAATCATGGCCTTCAGCGACGACATCACCGCATACTTCACCAACTACATTCTTGTGCCCAGCAGCTTTGCCGACGCCGGCGATACGGGGCTGACGACCGGCAAGGCATACGTCTGCCTGCGCGTGGAGGACATCACGCACATTACCGAGGCCCAGGCCGCCGAGAGCGGCGGCAGCTCGAGCTTCCGGCAGCTTGCCTTTGCCCTGGCCAAGGCGCTCTACGACGCGGTCCTCGGGATTACCGCCGACGACCGCCCCACGAAGCTCAACATCTATCTCAAGAACTATAACTCCGACGACGAGGACGCCGACGTGCGCATGGCCGTGGACCTGCGCGCCGACCTCACCAGTGATGACATGACCGTGGTAAGCGAATAGGAGGACCTTATGCCTGTAATGAGTAAGCGACAAGTCCCCCCCGGGGTGCTCCGCATGGGCGGGGCCAAACCGGGCGGCGGCAAGGAATGGATGGAGCAGGACGCCGAGGGCCGCCGGCGGCGCTTCTACGACCCGCGCAACGCCATGGCCGGAGAGGTAACATATCCCACCGTGGACCAGCCCGAGACGCGTTTCAACGTGAAGCCGGCCGAGGCAATGCGCCCCTTGAGCGCGATCCGCCCCGGCGAGTGGGACGTGGTTGTGCCGGAGGTGGCCGCCCCGCCCCAGACCGCGCGCCCCGCGCCGCCGTCCCCGCCCCAGGCCGGGGCCGAGGTCGACCTGGACGGCGACGGCATCCCCGACGGCGCCGAAGTTACCCGCGCCCAGACCGTGATGAACCCCGGCGGCGGCAAGACCACCACAACCGCCAAGTGGCTGCACAAGGCCGCCGAGGCCGTGCCGCCCATGGTGACCGAGGCCGGCGCGGGCCTGGCCGCCAAGCCCGAGCAGGCCAAGCCGTACACGCCTTTTGAGCGCCTGGCGATTATGCGCGGGACCGCCGGCAGCGCCCAGGGCACCGCCGCCAGCCGCACGGCCCAGGAGATCATGGGGCGCAAGGCAACCGAGCAGGCGCGCCTGGACCAGGTCGCCGCCGCCGATGCCGACCGCGCGCTCAAGGAACGCGAGGCGCAGCTGGGGGCCGTGGGGCAGATCATGGCCGGCGCCGGGGCCGAGGCCGCCAAGCCGGCGCCGCAGGCCGAGCAGCCGCGCGTGATGCAGCTCAACGACGGGCGCCAGGTGGTTTACATGGGCAAGTCCATGTATGTGGTGGACCCCACCACCACCGACGAGCAGGGCGCCCAGGCCATCCGCGACGACGACGGCAAGATCATCGGCTACATGGCGCCCAGGGACAAGCAGATCAAATTCTTGCCCGGCCAGCAGCAGGTTGCAGGCGGCGGGGACGCCCTGGCGCAATTCTTCGGCGGGCCGGGCTTGTAGGAAGGGGGCCGCATGGCTTTTGATCCGGCAATGGTGTATGCCGATCCGCGCTGGGAGGAGATGGCCCGGGACCCCGGCCGCCGCCGCGAGGCCAAGGGCAAGATGTTCGACTGGTACCTGGCCGAGAATCCCCAGCGCAAGGCCGTCTATGACCAGCAGCCCCACGCCACACGCCGCGCCATCCGCGAGGAGTTCGACCGCCGCCTTCTCGAGCGCGATGCCGCCGCCTGGGGACCGGAGCCCAAGAGCGGCTTGGAGCGCGCCTGGGAGAGCGTGCGGGGCAGGATCGAGAGCTGGCGCAAACCCGAGACGGAGGAGCCCGCCGCCCTGGAGACCCCGCCGCCCGAAGGCGAGAAGCGCAGCCTGGTACCGGACTGGGTCAGCGAAGGCACTAAGGACCTTCTTTGGAGCTCTTTCAGTCAACCGGTTATGGCGTTAATGGGTGGTCTCAATTCCCGGTACGGGCAGACCCTGGCATTGCTGGCCACCGCATACGAGCACTATGCGGACCAGCTAGGTATTAGCGAGGAGAAGAAGAAAAGCGGTCTCCGGAAGCTGGCCGAGACACACCAGGCCATGGGTGCAGAGCTGCAGGAATATGGCAAAGGCGCCGGTCCGATCGGTGAAATGGGCGCGAAATTCTACACTGGTTTAGGGGAGGCCGGCTGGGGTGTAGCCGAAATCGTGGCCCTGAAAAACCTGGGCCCCTTCGCAATGGGCGCGGTGGGTGCCGTGGAGAGTGCCCCCGGTGGCCCGCAGGCGTCGACCCGGGCGTTTGCCGAGGGCGTGGCCATGCAGGGAATCCTGCGCGCCGCTTCCGCTATGCCCAAGGGTCTACACGCGGCTACCACCGGCACTGTGTTTGCTGGCATGGAGGCGGCCGGCGGCGGCGACCTGCAGGACGTGGCCGCTTCGGGCGCCATAGGCGCGGCCCTGGCTATGACCGGCCGCCGCGGGCCCACGATGAAGGAGTTTTTAGCCCCCTACGCCGGCCAGGTCGACTCCCTGCGGTTGAATACTTTTTACAAGGTCCGGGACACGCTGGCGCGCCAAGCGGTCAAATCCTCAAACGGCAAGCTGAACATGAACCGCGCCACCAGGTTCGCGGACCAGTACCTGGCTTTCAAGGTGCAGAAGATGGGCGGATTCAAGAACGTCAGTCTGCGCCAGATGCGCAAGTCGATGCGGGCATTGGAGGGCAGCAAGGGTAAAATTGTGCTGGATCCGGAGTTTTTCCGCCCCCTGGGGGCCCAGGCTACAGGGGAACCCACCGGGCACGGCGGACCGGATGCGCCGCCGGCGCGGCCGGGGACCCGGCCGCCGCCGGTTGCCGCGTTGCCCGCCGGCCGGGCACAAGATGTTGGGGCGCCGCCGGCGCGGCCGGGGACCCGGCCGCCGCCGGTTGCCGCGTTGCCCGCCGGCCGGGCACAAGATGTTGGGGGAGCTGCGCCGCGATCGGCGCCGATCCCGCCGCCGTTACCACAAGATATGGGGGGCAAAGCCGATGATCGTCAAACGCAAGGACGGGTGGCACCTGTTGAGCCTCAAGAAGGACGCCCAGGGCAACCACAAGCACCTGGGGGGACCGTACCCGAGCCGGGCGGGGGCGGAGAAACGGGAGCGCCAGGTGCAGTACTTCAAGCACAAGAAGGGCAGCCGCCACTACATGGAGAAGGCGGGACGGTAACTGCCGAAGAGAGCCAGCGCCAACAGCAGGAGGCCGCCGCCCAGGGGGCGCTTGAGGAAATGGCGCAGGCGCGCAACGTCTACGACCTGGCCAGCGAGAAGGCGGGCTTCCCCATCCGTAAGGGAGACAGTGTGTTTCTGGCGACTCAGGCCAACGGCAAGCCCTACACCAAGCCCCAGGCGGTGGAGGTTTTGCAGGCGGTGGACGCCGAGCACGTCATGATCCGCCGCCGCAAGGGCCGCAAGCTGGACAAGATCGAAACCGTGGAGATCAACCGCCTGCAGGAACCCAAACGCGCCGAGGCATACCGCAAGCGCGCCCAGGCTTTCCAGCAGATGCCCCAGGAGGAGCGCGCACAGGTGCGCAAGGCCGACCGGGAGTTCAACCAGATACTTTCGGAGGAGCTCTATTTCTACCCGCCCGACGCTCTGCAGGAAGTGGCCGCCGCCGAGGACATGGGCAACGCGCGCCAGGCCGGCCGCGTGAAGGCCGCCTGGATGGCCGCCGCGCGCGAGCTGGCTTTCCGCGAGCTGGGAATGGAAGAGGCCGACCCCGCCGACCCGCGCGCGCGGGCCGAGGCGCTGCCGAAGCTGAAGGCCTGGCTGCAGGGCGCGGGCAGGGACGTGATTGCCCACGACCAGGGCCTGATGACCATCCACGAGATCAAGCGCAACCAGCCCCGGGACGTCATGGACCTGGACCTCGACCTGGCCGAGGGCGACATGATCTACCGCGACGGCGAGTGGTACCAGGTGCAGCCCCCCAGCGAGGAAGGCAACCTGGCCGACCTGGTGGACGGCGAACGCATTACGCTCAGCGGCTTCGACACCGTGGACGACGTACAGGGCGTGATCAAGCCCGGCGAACCGGGTTACCGGGAAGCCCTGGCCGAGTACTCCGCGCGGATCCGCGAGGAGAAGAGCGGGCAGTGGAGCCCCGAATCGATCAAGTTCCGCCACCCGGACCTGTGGGCCGGCGCCGAGGAGGTCCACCAGGAAGCAGGCCGCCAGCAGGCACAGCTTGACGCCATCATGGCCGCCGCGGTCGAGGGGCTGGAGGTGGCCGAGGTCCTGGGCACGCCCAAGAGCGTCAAGAGCCTGGTGGAGAAGGTTGTGCGCAAGCAGGTTGCCGGTAAGGAGTATGGCCTGGGAGACATCAAGGACCACACGCGCGGGGCGATTCTCCTGCGCGACTGGTCCCAGGTTCCCGAGCTGGTCCAGCGCCTGCGCGCCCGGGCGGAGTTTGCCGGCGAGGAAACCGTCAGCGCCAAGGCCCACAACCAGTTCGGCTACCGTGGCATGATGCTTACCACGCGCCTGCCCGGCGGGCTCAACGGGGAGGTGCAGGTCCACACGCCGGACAGCTGGCAGCTCAAGAAGCAAACCGATAAATCGTACCGGCGCTGGCGCACCTACTCCGATGTGGAAATGGAAATGCTGCCCGCCGATGTGCAGGAAGGCGCCAAGGCCGATATCGCCGCGGGTCTCAAGGCCTGGACCGATTACTGGGACAATGTGCCGTCGCCCGTCAGGGAGGAGGCCTCGGCGGCGGTTAGCGGTGTGGAATCGATCACCGCGCCGAACTTGCCGGCAAACCTCACCCAGCCGCCGACCCCGGCATCCCAGACGCGCACCCCGGCGCCCTTGGACATGGGCCGCAGGTCGATAACCCTGCCGTCTGAAAGTAAACCAAAGTCACCCATAAGTACACCTCACGCCACTACCATTGAGCCCGCCGCCGGCAAAGTCAAGCCCCAAACGCAAGAAAATCTCTCGGACCTGGAGGCCGCCCTGGACGCCCTGGAAGTGCCCGCTGTTGTGCGGGAGGTTCCGCCGGAGTACGGCACGAGCTTTCGGGCGATGCTGGAGCGCACGGCAGGGGCTCTGCAGGGCAAGGCCGGCGCCCGCCGGGAGGTGCTGGCCACGCGCGCCATGATGCAGAAGGCCAGGGCGCTTTTGACGGCCCTGGACGAGGGGCGCATCACCGAGACCGAGGCGCGCGAACGCTGGGAGAAGGCCGAGCGGCAGATCGGGGGGGTGCAGGACCGCGCCCAGGCCCGCAGCGCCGCGCGCGGCCGCGGCCAGCAGATCGACCTTTTTGCCCCGCCACAAGGGGAACTGCGCCTGGTGAGGGAGGCGGCCGCCTGGCACGGCGCCGCAGCCGTTAAGCCGCGGCGCCTGGGGCTGGAGCCGGCGGCGCTGCGCGCGCGCTACGTGGCCGCCACCGGCAACGTCGGGCAGATCCGCAAGGAGAAGAACGAGCTGCAGGCGGCCGGCTACCCCCGCGCCATGGTGCGCAAGTTCGTCGAGCGCTACTATAAGCGTGAGCGCTTTGCGCCCGCTCTCGAGGGCCGCAACAACGTGTATCTGCCAACACCTTCCACCAGCGGCGACAACGCCATCCCCCTTGTGCTGGCCTGGGCCCTGCAGCGGGACTTCGGCGGCCTGGTTGTGCCGGATACGGCCGTGGACGCCATGCACCAGACCAAGGCGGCCAAGCTCAGCGGACTCAAGAAACTGCAGAACCCGCGCCAGTATGTGGTGATTGACCGCCCCGCCATCCCGCCGGATGCCAACGTGGTGATCGTGGAGGACGTGGTGACCACCGGCGACACCGTCGAGGCGCTGGAGGATGCCTGGGCGGCCGCCGGCGTGCAGGTGGACCAAATCGCCAGCTTGGGGCAAAGCGATCCGCGCGTGGCCAGCCGCCGGGACCTTGAGCGGCTCTCAGAAAAGTTGCAGACAGCGGTTGACCTCCCCCCTGGGGAGGTGTACCGTAGCGTAGAAGAGGCATTTCAGGGGGCGCTCAAGCACCGCCTGAACCATATTGAAAGGGCCATAACCAATGCCGGCGAAGCAACAAAGCGTGAGGCCTGGGCACTTATCAGCCAGCGAGCTCAAGCGGTTCGACAAGCAGCAGAGGGACTACTGCCTGGGCAAAGCGCCGCGGCCCGAGCTGAGCCGGGCGCAGCTGCACCAGCTCCGGCAATACCAGGGCCGCAAGATGGCGGCCAAGTTCAGCCAGAACTGATCGACGTGGAAGCCCGCAAGCTGGCGGGCATACCCGATCGGCAGATTCGGGCATACCTGGAGGCGCGCAATGTCCAACCAGAGCAACTCGACGAAGCCACCCGCGAGCAGAGGCAGTGGCTCCAGCGCATATCCCGAGCCTCCGCAGTGCCGTATCGTCAACCCGAGCTCTTTGAAGAAGGACGACCCGCTCAACCGGTGGCTCCTGAGGCCGCCCCCGCCCCCGCCGTACAACGGGGCCCCGAAGAGCGCGGCGCCGCCGCCGCCCGCGCCCTGCGCCTGACGCCCGGCGCCGAACCTGCCCGAGTGGCCGAGGCGACCGGCGAATTATCCGAAGCCTACCGGCAGGCGTTCGAGCACGGCGACACCGTCTCGGCTTTTATCCACGAACGCTACCAGAACCCCGGCACCGCCTGGCCAATCCGCGGTTTCATCATCAATAATCCGCGCGACCTCATGACCCTGGCCATGGAGCTGCGCAGCCCCTACCAGGAGACCATGAAAGCGGCCTACCTGGACAGCAAGAACCGGGTTATTACCGCCAAGATCATCACGGTGGGGCTATTGGATGCCTCCCTGGTGCACCCGCGCGAAGTATTCGGCCCGGCCCCCGAGGGCACCAAGAGCGTGCTGCTAACCCACAACCATCCCAGCGGGCACCCGGATCCCAGCGCCGAAGACTTTAAGATCAGCCGCCAGCTCGTGGAAGCGGGCCGAATCCTGGGTTACCAAGTCCTGGACCACGTGATCACCGACGACTGGCAATACTACTCCCTGCGCGAGCACGGCGGCATGCAGTTTCCCGAGCACGCCGGCACGGTGCCGCCGCCCAGGGGAATGAAGAAGATTGAGCGCCGCGTCGAAGCCCCGCCGGCGGCCGAGCAGGGGGCGCCGGCGGGGCTTCGACGCGGCGAGCTGCCCACGATCAAACACCCCACGCACCTGGGCCCGCTGCTCAAGGGCTTGCGCCAGGCCAGCCCGGACCACGGCCACGCCATACTCCTCAACACGCAGAGCCGTATTGTGGCGGTCCACCGCTTCCGGATCACCACGGACGCCACACAGATGGGCAACGAGCTGGCGCGCATGGCTATCGGTGAGGGCACGGGCGCCGCCTTACTGCTTGATTTGCCGGTGCCCACGGATGAAGCCGTCAAGCTCACCTGGCGCATGATAACGGCTTTCAAGACGTTAGATATCAAGGTCGTGGACACCCTGGACGCCGGACAGGTTTCGCTCAGGGAACAGGGCCTGGTGCAGTTTGCGGCCGAAGCCGCAACGCCTTATGGTGCCGACGTGGCCCGCGAGGTTCCCGCCGTGGAGCTTGGCGCCCGGTACCTGAACGCGCGCTTGCCGGGCGAGGCTCTCACGCAGGAAGCCGCCGAGCGCGTGATGCAGGAACGCTTCGGCGATAAGTTCGATAAGGCCGCCGTCACCCGCATGGTGCAGGCCGCCCGGCCGCCGGCCACCGCGGAGGGCCGCCTGGAGGCCCTGGTGGAGCGTGAGAGCGCCGAGACCACCCGCAGGCTTAAGCAGCAGGGCCGCGGCGGCTACGTGGACGTGGAGGCCCCACAGGCGGCCCCCGGCGAGGGATCGCGCGCCGCCCAGGCCCTGAAGACCGGCCGCGTTAAGCCCGTGGGCGCCCTGGGAAGGCTCCGCACCCGGCTCAGGCGCACCTTCGAGGCCTTCGACCAGGGATTCGTGCGGTTCATGCCGGGGTTGAATGACCACCCGCAGCTGCGCAACGACTACCGCACGCAGTTCATGCCGATGCGCCGGCGGGTATACGACGAGGTGGGCAAGATGCGCTATGCGGTGATGGGCGCCCTGGAGGCCGGCGAGGGCCGCCGCGGGGTGAATCACGCCGTGGATATCATCTGGACCCGCGACCTTCTCGAGCGCTCCCGCTCCGGCCAGACCGTGATGCAGGACCTGAGCGAGGAGGAACTGCAGGCCCACCTGGAGGCCCTCGAGAGCGCCGCCACCCCGGAGGTGCGCCGCGCCGCCCAGCTCATGCGCGACACACTGGACGAAGTCGGCCAGTCCCTGGTGGCGCGCGGCAAGCTCAGCTCACTGCAGAATGAGTATGCCCCGCACCACGTGATCGACTACGTTCCCGCTTTCATGCTGGCCAAGGGCGATACCTCCGCGGCCATACAGAAGAAGTTCGGCGAGCCTTACCGCAGCTACACGAAGAAGGCCGTGGGCAGCGCCCGCATCATCGAGACCAGCGAGGACACCCTCTGGAGCCACGTGGCCAAGGTGCTGCTGGATAACCGCCTGGAGGATTGGATGCTCGACCAGGCCCGGCGCTACGACGCCCGCGCCGCCTGGCACGAGGCCAACCCCGGCCGCCGCCTGCGCGCCGGCGATAAGGTGGAGGTCAACGGCAAGAAGCACGCCGCCATCCGCTGGCGGCGCAATGGATTCACCGCCACCGCCATCGACGAGGACATGCTGGCCGGGGCCCTGAAGGACGAGCTCAGGGTAGACGAGTGGCTACAGCTGCGCGGTCCGCGCGGCGGCCGCCCCCTCAGCCAGGTCCGCGCGATCGGCGCCGACACACTCTTCCTGGTCCCCGAGGACGTGGCCGGGGCGCTCAATAACCTCATGGAATACTCCGACCCGATGTGGGACGTGCTTTACGGGGTGGGGACCCTGACGCGCCATTGGAAGGCTCTCACCCTGACGGCCGCGGGGCTGCCCTACCAGATCGGCAACATCTTCGGCGACACCATTAATACCACCATGTTCGACCCCGGCGCTTTCCCGTACATGCTCGGCGCCATGCGCGTGGCCACCAGGCTTTTCTTCCCGCAATCCGCGGCCGGCCGCCGGATCCGGCTCACCGGCTTCGAGGAGAACCTCCTGCGCGTGGCACAAGAGCAGGACGTGGCTTATGCCGGGCCCATGGCCGAGGTCCGCACCTACGGCGCCAAGGCAAACCTGCTGCGCCGCTACCAGGCCGCCAGCGACTGGCGCGAGGCCATTAATCGCCTGGCCATCCTGGCCCACCAACTCCACCGCATTGACGCCGGCAAACCCGTGCAGCGTGTGGCCGCCATCAACATCGACGGCCTGGAGCCCGAAGCCCAGGCCGGTAAACTGGCCCGCGAGGCCCTCGTTGACTACGTATCCTCCCCCCGGCTGTATAAACGTATGCTTTCCAACTTGGCCGCGCCCTTTATCCGGTTTCACGAGCAGAACTTCCGCAACCACTTCCGCGCCGCCACCAAGACCCCGGGCCGCTACTGGTGGAAGGTCCTGGGCGCCTATGCCCTGGCCTGGGTGTTCAACAACAAGGATCCGGAGCGGCGCAAACGCGAGCTGCAGCTGCCCGATTACATCCGCAACCGCCTGCACTTCATCATGTGGGACGCCGCCGACCCCGGCATGACCTGGGTATGGGCCCCGCAGCAACCCATCGACATGGCCGCCGCCTGGCTGGGACTGGACACCGTCGGCAGGCACCTCTCCAACATCTACGCGGGGCGCAGCAGCGTGCGGGAAGCCGCGCGCGAGTTTGCCGGCGACGTGCTCAGCGCCCCCCCCGACCAATTCGAGAGCATCAGCAGCCCCTTGATTCAGTTCTTCAGCGGACTCAAGACCAACCGGGATCCCTTCACCCAGGGCCGCGTGATGCCCGAGTGGATTCATGAGGAATGGCGCCGGGACGGGATTAACCGGCGCGCGGCCCGTTACATCGTCCCGTACTTTGCCGAGAAGATGATCACACCAATAGCCCAGTACACCAGGCGCAACCGGTCCCAGGAGCCCGAGGGCAATGCCATCTGGGACTGGCTCAAGAACGGCCCCCTGGCCGCGCGGCGCGCCCTGGGATTCTACAAGGTGGACCTCACCAGGGCCGTCCTGGCCGAGGAATACGAAGCCGCCGGCGACGAGAAGGCCACCTACGCCTGGCACAAGGACCGCATCTTCCGCATGTACGAGCGCGACGGACTCGCTGCCGAGAGCAAGGTCCAGGGCTACCTCAGCGACTTGAGGCTTGACGAAGACATCGACCTGCGCGATAACCTCCGCCAGTGGAAGGAGTCGCCGGCCTTGCGGCTCACCGTCGCACGCTCCGAGCTGCGCAAGACCGACGACCCCGCACAGCGCGCCCGCCTGCGTTCTCTCATCGCCATGGCCCGCTACCAGCAGGCCGAGGAAGTCCGCAAGCGGGTCCCCAAAGCCGTGAGGTAGAACCCTGATTAGCGCCGCGCCGCTATGACCGTATCAAGGGGCTGGTGACATCCTTGAAGTGTTTGTAGTACCCCAAAGCAGCAACAGTCAAACCAACTCCAACACCTGCAAGAAATACTCGGCCAAGGCCTACTATTAACAAGAAAATAACAATCGCCCCAGCGCCCAATAGAAGCTCCCGCATGCGATTTTCCAGTAGCGCGAATCGCGCTTGCATCAGTTCAAACAATTCCTCCACAGAATCTTTCCCTCCGAGCGCTATTTTTTCTTCGAGACAGTGCCGGCAGACCAACCCGCAGTAATTGGCGTTGTGTCGTGAGCAATGGTTGTCGTTTCGTAGTAAAGGCAGGAACATTTCAGAACTCCTTTTTTTCAAGATTATGCTTGACCCTGCAATACGACAAGCATATAAACCGCACCATGAAGGCACTTGTACGCCTGCAAAACACAAGAAACTCCAATAGGTCTTGCCCCGTTGGCTACGTCGGGGAGGCTCCTTGTGTGCCTCGTACAAGCCCGGCGCCCAACGGGGCTTTTATATTGGAGGGCTGCGCCATGCAACCTGTGTCCATAACCATTAACCTCTCAGTCGGCGACCTGGAGGCCGCCGAAGCAGTCGCCAGGCATATTGGCGTGGAACTGCCGGAGCTCGCCCGCGACCGCCTGCTGGCCGCCGTCGAGGACATGACCAACCGTCCAGACGCCGACTATAACGCGATCGTGCTCGAGGACATTCGGCAGGACCGGCTCACGGGGCATCACCCGCTCAGCCTTATCCCCGCCTTTGCCTGAACCCCACACCCAGGGCCGGCGGACTCATTCCCGCCGGCCCGGGAGGCAGCATCATGGAAAGTTATGCGTCCCGAAACAGGAAGAAAATCGTCTCTGAATGCGTCAAGGAAGTGGTCGAACAGCTTACCGACGTTTACAGCCTGGGGGACATTCGCCGGCAAATTCAATACACCTCCGATATCGAAGAGCTGGTTAAGCAGGCTTTTGAGCAGAACAGATTTCCGCCCGTCTACACCGCACAGGAGCTTGCCCCCAAGGTCAAGATACCATCAAATGCCCGACCGCCTGCAAATGACGGGAAACGCTAGTGTTTTGCGTGCTTTTCTCGCATTTACTTAGTGTTTGCTCAATTGTCGGCCCGAAAATAAAGTGCATGGTTTTGCATGATTTGACATTGACAAGAAACATTGGGACACATCATAATGACGTCAGACGATAGAGCTGAACCAATCATAGGTGGCGCCCATGAACGATACGTACAAGCTTGTCCCTGTCCTTGGGGCCAACAAGAAGCCGATCCGAAATCTCTTTACGCGGAACGGCGTCTATTATCTCCAGGCCCAGATTCACGGCAAGAGGTATTTAAGGGCAATACCCTGGCAGACCAAGAGCCAGGCGGCAAAATGGGTGCGAGAGTTCATTATTACGGCCAAGGCCGGCCGCGCGGATCTGCTGGAGGCCAGCAAAGCGCGGTCAAGTTACGCGACGATCGGCGCCCTCATCGACACGTACTTAATGGGTGCTCAAGAGCAGTATGCTATTCACGGGCACCCGCAACCGATGACCGCCAAACATAACGCACATCGCTTGCGGTATATTCTTCGCCACGCCGGTTATTCTCAGGTCGATCGATTGAGCACTCAGGTTTTGACTCGAGAACTGGCCGAGCGGCACATCGCCGAAGCAGTGCGTCAAGCCGGCAACGACTTTCAGATGCAGACGCGTGCGCGTGTGAGCGCTTGTTCGTCGGTGAATCAGGCCAAGTCTATCTTCACTAAGTGGGCGGTGTCTTACTACGCAAACCGTATCAATTTGCCGCCGACTGTAGAAACGTTCCGCCAAGCAGGCAGAGGGGCAAAACGACCTAAGTATGTAATCCCGCCCCAGGCATTGCGCGAGAAGACTATGGCCGCTGCCGTCGAACTCAAGAACGCCGATCAAGTGGACTTATTCGCGGTGTTTTTGCTCTGCCACGATCTGGGTATGCGCTCGGGCGAGGCGGTGGCCGCCCAGTGGAGCTGGTTTGAATCTTGTGAGGTCGACGGTCGGCTCTGCCGCGAGATTGTTATCAAGCGCCGCGCCGACTGGAAAGGGCCTAAGAACCAGGTGGAGCACAGGGTGCCTATTCACGATACGACATGGGCTGACCTAACGTTATGCAGAGAGCAGTTTGCGCAGACATCGGACTATCAGCAGGCCGGTTTTGTTTTGCCCGGCAGCACGAAGAACTTGCGCACCGAGCTCATCGAGCGCCGTTTCTCATGTTGGATGCGGACCCTGGGCTGGGACCGGCGGACGTATCCGAAGGCGGCGCATGAGTTGCGCAAGCTGGCCGGCTCCAAATGGTATACAGAAGCCGGCCTGGAGTGGGCCGCCGCCTGGCTGGGCGACAACCCGCAAACCGTCTACCACTATTACGCCGACACGATGCAGCAGCACGCCCCGATCCGGATGCGCTGAGCTCACTGGCGTTTTTGGCTTTTCAGGCAGGTTTGATACACCACCACAAGCTCACGGTCAACGGCGTCCACAACGACGTGCCGCATGTAGGCGTTAACCGAGAGCTCGCTGGCCGCGGCCAAGGCCGATAGCTTTGAGTCGATGCTTTTCGGCAACGTCAGGGTGTAGTTCTTCTTGCCTGCTCCAATGGAATGCGTTTTGCTCTTCATGCGCCACCCTCCTTCTCTTACAAGCCCGGAATGATATCAATACCCGTACAACAAAGCAATGCCTTTGAACAACTTACGGGCGACCCGTATTTTTTGTGATTTTTTTCCTTGTCTTCTTACTCATCGAGCAGTAAGACCATGTGTTCATGGGTGGCACATGTCTCATAAGGTCACTTGGCAGAGAGCCTGAACACATCGGCACGACAATCGCCGCCCTTACCGCCCGCGGCACACTACCCAAGCGGATCCGAGCGACTCTTCCCGGGTCAAGGAACACTCGACTGATTTTGGTTTGGTCGACCAAAGCCGGCGCATATTTCGCTGAGGATCCCAAGGTGGACGTTTGCGCCATGGCATTTCAAGTAAGAGCACACTGGGGCCGTCTTTTTTTCACCGCAGGAGACACTCATGATCGCTGAAGCAGGCCATCGGCCACCACGGCCGGTACAACAACAGTACTACAGCGTTAACGATGTCGCCACATATGCAGGTGTCTGCCCGCGGACAGTGTGGGCCCGGATTGCCCAGTTTCGACGATCCCGCGGCCGCCAAGGTTTGCGTGCTTTTCAACTCTCCCCACGACAGGTCCGGATTCGGTTGACGGACCTGGAGCAATTCATTGCCGACCGGCAGACCGACAAGGTGTGTGCATGACGCATGAGAGCGAGTCGCTGATAGAGACCGGTCAGATGGACCTGATCCCCAGCACGGAGATTCAGAACGACGCCTTGGTGGCCGCTGAATCCGGCAGCGAGTTTCGCAATCCCGAGTTTACCGCCGCGCGTTTTTACAAACACCAGCCACAGCTCTATCGAGAGATAGTGAGCCTGCGCGCAGAGCAGGTTCCGATTGCCGCGGTTGCCCGGCTCTACAACGTCTCACGGCAGACAGTGGCAGCGATCGACAAACGGGAACTCAACACGCGAAGTGTAGAGCAGCTAAAAACAGGTGCAGCCAAGGGTTACCGCTATCTCGCCGCTCTAGGACGCGAGCGGCTGGAGGAGTTAATCCTGGCAGTCAGGGCAGAGAACCTGAAGCCCGCCGAGCTCGCAGCCGTGACCAGGGCGCTTGCCGTGGCCGTCGGCGTGGCAGAGGACAAGGCGCAACTGCTGTCCGGTGCCCCTACCCAGCGACTTGACTTAGGCACCAGCCGACCAGGCCACCAAGAGCTTGTGGAGGCGCTGAAGGATCTAAAGGACGACTACGACCGCCGGATGCGTTTGGAGGGGGAGAATCCGCCGCAAAAGGGGGACCCAAGGGACGTGACCGCGGACGTGCAGCTCGATCCGGGACCCGGAGACGGCCCGCCAGGTCCGGAGACGGCCGGAGACGAGCAGGTCGAAGCAGCTTGCGGCAGTGGCGCCGGCGGCCATACCCCTACCCCTACAGATACGACCGACACCCCAAACAGCCCCGGCGCCGCTGCCCAGGAAGGAGGCTGAGGTGATATGTAATCAACTGTTGCCGCTGAGAAACCACAGGATTGAGGCCGGTGGCGGAGGTTTGATGTGTCTTATGATGTCTGAGAAGGGCCGGATTGAGGACTGCGGGAGGCGTCGACGGAGGCGCGACGGAGAGCTGGCCAGGTGGCTGGCGATCGGCCGCAGCATCGACGTGGGGGCGCGCGGCGATAGGGGGCGGGGGGGGCCGCGGCGCGACCAGGGGGGGGTCTTCACCATACTCCTGGGTGCCTCACAGAATTATCAGTAAAGGGGGCCTTATGAGCGAGTTTGCCTACAGCGAGACCAGGGTGGCCGACAAGATGGGGATTGCCCGCGCTACGGTGCGCACGGCGCGCTTGACGGCGCTGGTGGAGGGCGACGACTGGCGCATGGACCACCACGAGGTGATCTATTGCGCTGAGGGCGTGCAGGCGCTCCTGAAGGCGCTGGGGGTGCGTATACCGAAAAAACGGGCGCGCACCGCCGGCGGCATGACCCTCGAGAAGCTCCTGCGCAATTCCCTGGCTGAAATGCCGGCGGCGCCCGCCCCGACGACACAGGCGGTGCTCTGGCGGCCCCTGGACCAGGTCCTGGTGGTGAGGCGCCTTACGAAAAACCGGCGCATCCTGCTGGCGGAGGCAACGGACGCGGCGCTGGCCCCGAAGGGTGTGCGGTACCGGGGGGAAGGGATCGGGCTCCTGCGGGTGCAGGTGCGCGATAACCGCCGCTTCAGCGTGGGTATGGCGATTCCCTGCCGGCACGTGCAGGCGGATTTGTGGGAAATGACCGGGCCGCTGCCGCGCGGGCCGCGTGACAACCGGTTTATGCCGGGAGCGGTGAGCTGATTTACCCTGGAGACGGACGGAAAGGAGGCGAGGATGAGAGAGTACAATGCGCAGCTGAAGATCATGGAGGACGAAAAGACCGTCTGCGTCGTGGCCGAAGGCTATGACGAGAAGGGGGCGCGCAAGCACCAGGTTATGCTGGTGATGCGCACGAAGCCTCCCCAGGCGAGCCAAGCCGAAAGGGATCCGGGCCCGGGCGAGGACGCCGCGGGCGGGGGCGAGGACACGAAAGAGCCGGAAGCCGGCGAGGTCGTAGACCAGCCGACGGTACCGGCGTAAGGACCGAACCTGTTTGTCTCCAGGGTAGGAATTTAACAAACAGGGGAGGGGCGGCGATGCCGATACGGACGATTAAGCCGGAGTTCTGGACCGATGAGAAGGTGGTGAAGCTCTCGCACACGGCCCGTCTGCTCTTCCTGGGACTGCTGAACCAGGTGGACAATTTTGGCCTTATGGAGTGGTCACCGCTGAGGGTCAAATTTCAGGTGTTTCCGGGGGACAACATAGACGAAAAGGACATTGAAGGACATTCCAAGGAATTGGAGGGACTTGGCCTTGTCCGCTTCTATGGTGAAAACGGAAATAAATACTTGGCTATCAACAACTTCCTGAAACACCAGCGCACGAACACAAATGTTGTCCCCCGATGTCCCTTCCCTGAACCCGGTTGGGCCTCGCTTGTCCCCGGTTGTCCCTCAAGGGCAAATGATTGTCCTTCAAAGGACTCCTCTGGAAAGGAAGGGAAAGGAAGGGAAAGGAAGGACATACCTGGCCAAGGCCAGGGTCAGGGGGGCAAGTCCCCTAAGATTGATCCGGAGGAGTTGGCGCTGGCTCAAACCTGCTTTATCCGCTTCTGGGATGAGTATCCCCGCAAGCAGAAGCGGAAACGCGCCTGGGAGAAGTTCTGGAAGCAGAAGTGCCACGAGAAGATGAAGCAGATTATGCGGGCACTGGCGCAGCAGAAGCAGACGGAGCAGTGGCGCAAGGAGGAGGGGCGCTTTGTCCCCCTGGCGGCGACGTGGATCTATAACGAGCAGTGGGAGGACGAGGTGGCGGTGGCAGTCGCCGAGGCGGGCAGCAGCCGGGAGACCTTCCGCGGCCTGGCCGAGGAGGAGGATTGATGGAGCGGGTGCCGGTACACAGCGAGGAGGCCGAGCAGGGAGCGCTGGGGGCGATACTGCTGGAGCCGGAGAGGTTGATCAGGGTGGCGGTGAGCGAGATGGGGGTGAAGCCTGAGGCGTTTTATGTGCCGGCCTGCCGCCTGGTGTATGAGGCGGTGCTGGAGATGGCCGACGGGCGGGCCAGGGCGATCGATGTGTTGACGGTGAGCGAGCACCTGGGGCGCCAGGGGCGGCTGGAGAACGTGGGCGGGCAGCAGTTTCTGGAACGGCTGGTGGACGCCACGCCGACGGCGGCGCACGGGGAGTATTACCTGGACATCGTGCGGCAGAAGGCGATTTTGCGCGGCGGCATTGCGATCTGCCGCGAGCAGGAGCAGGCGGCTTACCGGGCCGAGCTGGGGGATGCGTTTGCGAAAGCCAGCGCGGAAAAGTTCCTGGCGCTGGTGGGGGATACGCGCCAGGCGCTGACGAATGCGGCGCGCATGGACGCGGCGGTGGAGCGCTGGCGCAAGGCCAAGAGCGGGGAGAAAGCGATCGGGCTGCAGACGCCCTGGGGGCTTCTGGACGAGCTGACCTGCGGGCTGGAGGTGGGGCTGACGCTTTTGGCGGCGAGGCCCTCGCAGGGAAAAACAACGATGGAGGACCAGCTTTGCTGCTACGCGGCCGGGCAGGGGATCCCGGTGGGCAGGATTACGCTGGACAGCACCGCCGACGAGTTGCTGCAGCGGGCGCTTTGCCGCCTGGCGGGGGTGAGCTTGCCGAAGCTGAAGTTCGGCTTTGCCGGCGAGCGCCAGCTGGGGCTGGTGGAGCAGGCCAGGGACACGCTGGGGGATTACCCGATGCTGATCAGCGACACGGACCGGGAGCTGAGGCAGATCTGCGCGACGGCCCGCGCCTGGAAGATGCGCCATGACATCCAGCTTTTGACACTGGACTTTATCCAGCTGGTGAACGTGGCCGAGATGGGCCGCAGCCAGTGGGACCGCAACACGCGCGTGACCTACGTGAGCGGTATGCTCAAAAGCCTGAGCCTGGAGCTGGGCATCCCCATACTGGCGCTTTCGCAGCTGCGGCGGTTTACCGACGGCAAGAGCAGGGAGCCGGAGCTGGAGGACCTGCGCGACAGCGGCAGCCTGGAGCAGGACGCGCACAAGGTCCTCTTCCTCTACCGGTATGACAAGAAGGCCAAGGCCATGGACCTGGCGCACCCCGGCGCCACCAAGAAGAAACGCCCGGCCTGGGCGGACGTGCAGAAGCACAAGGACGGGCAGACGGGGCGGGTGGCGCTGTGGTTGAGGCCGCATTACTTCCGGTTCGACCAGGCCCAGGGGGAGTTTGAGGACGATGAGCTGCCCGGCCGGGAGAAGGAGCACCAGGCGGCCGGCGAGCTGGAAGAGATGTTTGAGGGGATTTGAGCATGGGCGAGCGCTTGAGAGACCTGTGGGTTGTGGCTTGGCACCCGAAGGACGCCTTCCACGTGCTGCAGCTTGGCAATGTGCTCAAGCTTAACCGGCAGGCTTGCATACGCAAAAACCAGGAGGCTTTGGCGGTGCTGACCCTGGCGCCCACGTTGGAGGATGCCAGGCTGAAGAAGCGGGAAATTGTGCGGGAGGTTTTGGCCGCACGGAGAGGAGAAGCCGATGAAACGGGTGGGAACGACGACGGACGGACGGCTGCTGGTGAGCTTGACGGTTGAGGAGGCCCAGGAGCTTACCGCAACGCGGGAAGTTGTGGCCGATGCCATGAAAGCACTCGACCAACTCGTAGTACTTACCGACGGGACCATGCCGGATTTGCCGGTGGGGGGCGCGCTGAGCCGGGCTGAGGCGGCTGTGCCGCCGGCGCCCAGGACGGATGCAAAGCCGCCGGAAAAGCCCTCCAGGAAGAAACGCGCGCCCAGACCAAAGGCCAGGCCCGCGCGAAAGCCCGAGGGCAAGAGCCTGGTGGGGCGGGTGGAGGAGCTTTTGAGCGCGCACCCCGAGGGCATGACGGCCGCGGCGATCGTCGAAACACTGACCGAGGCCGGGGTGGCGCTGAACGCCAAGAAGCCGCTCAAGCAGATGGGTATTTTACTGGCGCAGGGCAAGCAGTTTCGGAAGGTGCGCACGGAGGGACCGACGCACCGTGGGGTGTATGTGTTGGAGCCAAAGGGAAAAGGGGGGAAGGGGAAAACGGCGGCGGTGCCGGAGGAAGTGCGCAGGCACCTTACCGCACAGCAGCGCCTGGTGGTGGACGCCGACGAGAAGAAGTTGACCGCCGAGGGCAAACGCAGGCGCCTGGAGTTGATCCGGGAGCTGAACCAGAAACATCAGGCCCCTTGAGGGGCCGGGCTGAAGGAGAAGAGGATGCCCACAATGACACAGACGGAGAAACTGAGGCAAATGGCCAAGGCTGAGCAGGCGGAGGCTGAGAAGACGCGCGAGGGGATCGGCCCGCGGACCAGGGAACTGGGCCGCATGATAGCCGAGGAGCACGAAAGCTCCGCGGCTGCCGATATCCACCGCGTGCTGAAAACGGGCAGGCTGGTGCCCGCCCGTGAAGCGGGCACGGAGCCTGAGGGTAAGAGCGGAGAGATTCTCGAGGCGCTGCGGGATCTGGAGGGGGCGTTGGAGGACCACATTACGTCCCTCGAGATGCTCGAAGGCCGCCTGGAGGTGGTGCTGCTGCCGCCGATAGAGACCCCCGAGAGGAAGCGTGTCCAGCGCGATACGGTCCTGGGGCGGGTGATCGGCAACTTGACCCACCGGGTTGAAGATCTCAGCGCCGCCGTGCAAGCGCTGTGCTCAAGAATACAACTCTGATGCCCAGAGAGAGACTACCAGCGGTGAGAGCGGGGAAGACGCACAGGGCTGTGATCTTCTCCGCTCCACCCTCCTGTCCCCATTGCGGCCAGGGTAATGGAGACGGGATGGTGGAGTTTTACATCACCGCCAACCGCTACCCGGACGGCCGGGTAGCCGAGGTGTTTTTGACGATGGACCAGACCGGCAGCACCCTGGACGGGTTTGCGGACGCCTGGGCGACGGCGGTGAGCCTCTACCTGCAATGCGGCGGGGGGCTGGGGACGCTGGCAAGAAAGTTCTCTTTCCAGGAGTTTGCGCCCTCGGGGATGAGCAAGGAGCCCGACCTGGGCCGCGCCCGCAGCGTGGTGGACTACACGGTGAGATGGCTTGAGAGAGAGTTTAAACCGAAGCTGAGAGGAGATGAGGATGAAACCGAGAGAGTTCAAACAGGCCAACCGGCTGCTGACGAAGCCGGCGGGCATGACGGATGAGGAGTGCGGGCCGCTGCCGGTTTGTACAGACGGCGATGTGTGCATCAGCTGCTGGCAGATGAGCTGGCGGGAGCGCCTGGCGGCGCTCTTGTGCGGGCGGATATGGTTATGGGTCTATACAGGGGGAACACAGCCGCCGGTGGCGCTTTTGGCGGCCAGGGACATCTTCGGGGAAAAGCCCGCGGAAGATAAGGCTTGACATAAATCCTTAGCGGTGATATACTTATGATGGTTTGAAGCCGCAAGGAAGGGAAGTCAGCCATGATTGAAGGTACGGTAGAGACCACCACCGAAGAAGCGCGCACGCGCAGCCCCACGGTGATCAATCGCGCGGCGGTGCGGCGGTTTATCCTGCAGTATGCCGGGCGCACGCGCCGCCACCGCTACACGCAGGTTGCCCCCGCGGTTTATGACGAGCTGGAGGCCCAGGTGCGCGAAGCGTGCCGGCGCCTGGTGCACCGCCAGCCGAGCAAGGGCAAGACGATAAGGTGAGGTACCCGATGAAGTACATCATGTGCGCCAAGACCTACCCCGCATATCACCCCAAGGCGGGGCAGCCGACCGGTTTCCGCGAGTCTATCCTGTCGGGCCGCAAAGTGCACACGTTGCGCCAGTCCGCAGGCAACCGCAAGACCGGCGACACGGTATCGCTACGCGAGTGGGAGGGACGGCCATACGCGAGCAAGCAGGTGGAGTTTGCCCGGTGCCGGATAACGGTTGAGGTGCTGAGGATCAACGGCGTGCCTGCCTGGGACCCAGGTGTAGTCAACCTGGCGCACTGCGACGGATTCGACGACCCGCAGGACTTCGCCAACTGGTTTCGCGCACAGCCCGCGGGGCTGGTCTATTTTGACGGTGCGTGCATCTACTTCGAGGATGTTGAGGCCAACGTGAAAGGTGAGCGTTCGTGAAGGGCACACAGAGAGTGCTTGTGATTGATGACGACCGTGGGCGGCCCCTGCACGAGTTGCTTCGTGAATACGCGGCCCTTCACGATACGTCTCCACCTTCTGGTTGGCCTCATCCGCTGGTCTGCAATGCGGCGGCCGAGTGCCAGTCTACGACGTGCCATCACCGCAATCCGCATGAGCGCGCGTGGGATTGCGAGAACACGGACATCTGCTACTGCCTCTCTCCAGAACGTGAGACCACATGTGTAGAGGCCAACGTGAAAGCTGAGGGTTCGGAATGAAGCGAGCAACGAGCGAAATGGAGATACCCTCCGGCGCTTTGTTGGCCTTTTCGGTCACGACCGATGATGCCGAAGCAAGCGTGCTGGTGTGGGAAACGACACCAGGGAAGGCCAAGGCGTCCGCGCTTTGTTCTCTCTGGCTGGACGGATGCGAATGGAACGACCTGCGGTGCAAGCGGGAGCCTCGCGCCGATGGATACCGCACGACGCCGGGGACGCTGGGCGACGATTGCACGCCGGATGATTGCCGCCTGATGCGGAATCTCGGTTGGTGCGAAATCGACGGGTCAGAAGAGCAGTGCAGCGAGTGTGGTAAGTACGAGTGGCGTATGGTGCCGGAAAGCCGCCTGCCGGAAGATGGCGACGTGTGCGCGGAGTGTCAGGCCAACGCAGGAGTGAGGCGATTCATGATTCCAGACACACCATTCTACGACATGCTTTCACGGATGCCCGTTCGCCAGACTCAGTACGTTGCGATGCCCAAAACGCGGAATCATGAATCGCCTCGACTCGATTGTTCTGCGCTCACGGTCAACACAACGTATGCGGTCAGGTTCGGGAAGCCGCGACTGAAGGTGCGACTGTGGTTCTGGTGGATGAAGCACGTCCGCCGCAAGAAGTGGCGTTCGCTGCATGAAGAAGCGGCGCGGCAGATGCGGCAGAGAATCGAAGAAGGCGTCATGCGATGCTTGGCGCAGAACGTGAGCGTGAGCATTTCCGGGAAGGGGGCACGATGAACCGAACGCGAGGAAACATTGGCGACACCTCAAAATCAGCCGTAGGGCGTGAGCGAGCGGAGAAGCCGCCCCCTTCTCGAAATATGCTCCACGATTTTGTTGGGCGGGTCCTATGTCGCGTCCACTTGCACAAATGGCGCGAGACGGCCCGGACCGGTCTCGGGTTGCTCACGTACTACCGCTGCACCCGCTGCGGCGTTACCGGAGAAAGTCACGTCATGGACGAGGGCGACATCTACGAACATGCGCCCAACGCCTCACGTGAGGCTTGAGCGATAGCGAATAGCCTCGACGTGATTGTTGTGCGAGGCATGGAGGAAAGACGATGGATCAATGCAAACATTGTACGGTGCGTGGCGACTACGACAAATGCAGGCAGACACCTTGCAGCCTCCGCGAGAACTGGGGGTTCCGCGAGGCCGTGGAGCATGCACACATGGCCGGACAGATGGATGCCGGGTGCAAGCATCCCGGCTACAGCAACGCGAGGGCGTATTTCGACAGTACGCACAACGATTAGCGTCAGTGGCGCGGCTTGTCCGCGTACACTGCACGCTCTGGTTGGGGCTGCCCATCCCGACCGGAGCGACAACAAACACAGGGCAAGGAGGAGCAGATCATGGAAGCGACAACACTGAAATACGAACTGAGCGGCGATGGGCTTGGACTGAAGAAGTGGTTTCGAGCAAAGGATAACAGCGAGAACTTCTTCCACGTCCACAGCGACGAAATGACCGAACTTGAACAGTGGATTCACGGTCTGCTTTCTTGCCCCAACAAGGCAATATCAAAACACGAGCACTAACGGCTTATGCGGAATTGGCGTAAATGGCGGGAGGGTAAGGAGCTGCGCAGCCGGCGGGCCAGCTATGCGGCACAGTGCCGCTGGGCGCGGCATCACGCGGATGCGCCCAAAAGGGATACGCGTAAAATCGTGATTGAAATCCGCGACACCCACCGGCCAACACAGTTGATTCGCGCGGAGCAGTGCGAAACCACCGACGGCCGCTGGAGCAGGTGGAAAATTGCGGGTTGCGGTTGCCGTCCGGTGGCGACCAGCGGCCTGGGACGGCTGATTGCGGAGGCGCTGAGGTAATGGGCAGGACGGTGGAATTGCATCCTTTCTTGCCGGCGCCGGGCTGGGAGGCGGTGGCCGAGGAGGCCCGGCGGCGGGGTTGCAGCCAGGCGGCGGCGTTCCACGCGCTGCTGGAAAACCGCCGCCAGGTGATCGAGGCGGAGACGGCCGATCCGCTGCGCTGCGGGTACGAGCCGCCGATCTGGCATGTGTGCGATGCCCTGCTGGGCTTTGAGTTCTGCAACGAGGATTTTTCCAGGCATATCCGCGGGCGCTTCGATATGGGATGGGAGGAGTGGGCGGCGGCAATGCGCCGCCGGCTGGGTTTTGCCCACCCGGTCCAGCAGCTTTTGATCATGGGGTGCAACCGCAGCTCCAAGAGCGAGTATGCCGCCAAGCGCGGACAGCTGGTGCTGACGACCAAGGCGGGGGCGCGGGTGTATCCCTTCCACATGAGTAACCCGCGCAGCGTGCGCGAGCAGCAGCCGCTTTTCTGGAAGTATATGCCGCCGGAGTGGCGCGTGCAGACGGCCAGTACCGAGGAGTATATCAAGTATAAGAAGAAGACGGGCTTTTCTGAGAATAGCTTTATCAATCCGATCGGCGGGGAGTGCATGTTCCTCAATTACATGCAGGACCGCGATACCGCCCTGGAAGGGCTGGAGGCCGACCTGATGCTGCCCGATGAACTCGTGCCGCCGGACTGGGTGGAGACGATGGCTTACCGCCTGGCTACGCGCCACGGGCGCATGGTGGTGACGTTTACACCGATTAACGGCTACACCCCCACGGTCAAAATCTTCCAGGACAGCGCCGAGGCGGTGCGGGAGAGCGTGGGCTTTATGCTGCCCAGGGACGGCGGCGATCCGCTGCCGCATTGCGCCCTGGGGCTGGACGAGCGGGAGTATGCGGAGGTGCAGACCGCCGAGGAGGATAAGCGCGCCGCGCAGGCGCCGCATTCGCGGCCGGAGGATTGCAGCGCCTGGCTGGAGGAGGAGGACGATGGCGCCGGGGCGCGGCCCGCCCACCGGCCCTTCGGCTACGGCAACGCGCAGCCGCCGGCGCCTGAGGGCCGGCGCTTCGAGATGATGCCGCGCGTCTTGCGCTGCGTGGACCCGCGTAAGGCGGTGGTGTTCTTCCACGCCTGCGATAATCCCTACGGGAACACCAAGGAGGTTATCGCCGAGGCCTTGCAGAAGGGCCGCGAGGAAATCCGCGTGCGCGTCTACGGCAAGGCCGAGCGCACCACCAGTTGCCGGTTTCCCAAGTTCAGCGTGCGGGTGCACCGCCTGAGCGCGGCGGCCGTTCCCGAGGAGGGTACAAACTGGATGCTGCTGGACCCGGCCAGCGACCGCAACTTCTTCCTGACGTGGATCCGCGGGACGCCGGAGGGCAGCTATGTGTACCGCGAGTGGCCCGGCACCGACGAAATCCCCGGCGTGGGGATCCCCGACCCCTGGGCGGTGCCCAGCGGCAAGAAGGAGGGGCGCAACGACGGCGAGCGGGGCCGCGGGCAGGACAGCCTGGGCTGGGGACTGCTGCGCTACAAGTTCGAGATCGCCCGCCTGGAACGCTGGGAGGACTACAAGCAATGGCTGCTGAGGCAGCCCGGCGACGAGGAGGCCAAGTTGCGCGCCATCCTGGACCAGGCGCTTTATCCCAGCGACGAGGAACTGGCGGCCTGGGATGAGTTTCACGGCGCCGAGGAGGTGATGGAGGGGCGCGTGGTGGACTCGCGGGCGGCCAGCACCCCGCGCGTGGAGCACGACCGCCCCGTGACGCTTTTTGAGGATCTGCTGGATTTGGGTATGGATTTTGACCTTTCCCCCGGCATATCGGTGGACGACGGGGTGGCCAAGGTGAATACGGCGCTTGATTATGCGCAGGACGAGCACCTGAGCTTTAGCAACCGCCCGCACCTGTATGTGAGCGAGCGCTGCCCCAACACCACCTATGCGCTGGAGAACTGGCTGGGGGTGGACGGGCAAAGCGGCGCATCCAAGGACCCCATCGATAACCTGCGCTATTACTACGGCAAGGAGTGCGGTTTTGTGGAGCCGGGCAGCTACGGGCCGCGCGGAGGGTTTTATTACGGGAGAGGATCGCAGCGCGCGCGGCGCACGCCGGGCTATGGCCGGCCCGCTCCGGCGCGGCGCAGCCGCATGAAACGCGCCAGGCTGAACCTGGGCAGATAGGAGGAGCGATGAAGGAGAGGGTTGCCGAGCGGAGGGCACGGAAGATTATCGGCAAATTGCGGGAGCTGGGCTTGCACCCGACGCGCCTGGAGGACTCCCGGCTGCTTCTGATTGATAAGTGCGGGGCCGAGACCCTGCGCGAAATTCGCCGACTGAGCGGGCCAGCCCCGTACCCTGCGCATTGCCCGGAGTGCGGCCAGCTTTTGCCCCGCCGCCAGGGTAAGGGATGGCCGGCGCCGGGAAGGAGGCCTTTTTGATGCAGTGCGACATCCCCGACCAGGTGTTTGTGAGCTGGGGACAGATTGTGGATTCCAACGCCGGGATAAGCCGCTATGACCTGGCCAAGGCCGTGCGGGCCGGCGCGGTGACCCGCCACCGGTTTCCCGGCTGCCGGCGGGCGAAGTACCGGCGGGAGGAGATCGTGCGGGTGTTCGGGTTGGAGGGGAGAGAGGCAGATTGATTGAACAGAAGGCAGCGAAGGGAGCAAAGGAGAAATAATGCCGACGAAGATTGAATGGACACAGGAAACATGGAACCCCATCACGGGGTGCAGCCCCGTTTCTGAGGGGTGCCGCAACTGCTATGCGCGGCGCATGGCCACGCGCCTGGCGGGACGCTGCGGTTACCCCCGGGATAATCCCTTTGCGGTGAACTGGCGCGGGGGCTGGCAGCCGCCGGGCCGCGACTGGCCGGTGATCGAGCAGCCCGCGCACTGGAAGAAGCCGCGCATGGTGTTTGTGGGTTCGATGGGAGACCTTTTCCATGAGGACGTGCCTGAGCACTGGATCGATCGAGTGTTTTGTATGATGACCAGTCCCCATTGCGGTGCTAACCACCACACCTACCTGCTTTTGACCAAGCGCCCACAGCGGATATATGCGGACGGGCAGGTGCAGCGCTTCCGGAAATGGCGCAATATCTGGCTGGGGGTGACCGCGGAGAACCACGTGGAGGCCTGCGAGCGTATACCCTGGCTTTTGCAGATCCCCGCGGCAGTGCGGTTTGTGAGCGTGGAGCCGATGCTGGGGCCGGTGAAGATGAGGCGCAGCGTGCTCACGTGCGGTGCGGGCGTGGGCAGTGTGCCAAGCGGCCCGCCCTACTACCGCGACGAGAACTGGCTCACGGGCTATGTGGGTAATTCAGACCACAAGGGGAAAGGTGCGGGATTTTGTGATGGAGGGCGGCTTGACTGGGTGATTGCAGGTCCCGAGACCGGGCCCGGCGCCAGGCCGTGCGATCCGCGGTGGATCGAGGACCTGGCCCTGCAGTGCGACCAGGCCAAAGTGCCGTTCTTCGACAAGCGCAAATCCGGATGGATCAAGAGGCAGTGGCCGAAGGCGCATGAGCCGAACGCTGGCGGTGAGTTTCGGCGCGGTAGCGACGATATCGTCGATGTTCTGGTTGGGCTCGCCCCCTGCCAGAACGGAAAGGATAGCAAGATGGGAATGCGAGAACTCGAAGGCGCGATTGCAAACGAACTGCGCGAGATCGTCGGCAAGCGGTCGATCCGCGTGAAGGACATGATGGAGTGGAGCACGTCGGAGGACGTGGTCCGCAAGAACGCGACGGATGACGAGACCGTCATCCACTGCCCACGCAACGGGGTATGGGTTGCCATCGCATCCTCCAAGGTGCCCAACGATCAAGCTGACGCTTCGGCGGAACGCCGATAGCGTCCGGCGCTTGGTTGGGTGTTCCCCATCCAGCGCCAGAAGGGAGAGACATGGGATTGTGTGTTGACATTGATGAAACGCCGCACGGTATGTCGTTTGAGGTACGGCGCGAAAGCGTCATTTTCGACTGCGTGGATGGGGGCGGGGCGACTGAACCCCTAGAGATTGGCAAGGCCGATCTGCTCAAGATCAAGGGATTGCTTTGTGATCCGGATTGGTCGCGTCGTCTTCTTCCACCCAACGACCGGGCTCACCGGACGGGAGCCCGCAACGATGGAGGTTCAAATGGGTGATCAACTTTTGCGCGGGCTTCCGGTACGTGTGCAGCCCTTTGTTCGACTTGTGGCACGCCGCAACATCATCGGGCCGCAATGGGAGTTTCCAGTTGGGATGAAGCTGGAAGGCATGAAGTATCCTGACGGAACGTGGCGCGTATGGCCGCCCGAACAGGATCACGCATTCCTAGTTGGCGTCCCGCGCTGGTACGTGAAACGCGATAAGTCGAACACGGTAATATCAAAACACGGGCACTAACGGGCTATGCGGAAAGGAGGGGCGGATGAGGGCGATTGTTGAGTATTGCCGGTGGCGCCGCCGGCGCTCGGAGATTCTGAAGACTCTGCCGGCACTGACGAGAGACCGGCTACTGGAGAAACTGGCCGTGGAATATAGCAACCCGGTGCTGGAGGCGATCCTCACGGTGCTGCGCGGCCTGCAGGAGCTGGCCGCGGAGAATGCCGGTGTGGTCGACCAGCCCGATGCCCAGCTGCGCCACTACGCCGCGCAGATGGCCGCGCACGAGGAAGCACAGCAGCGTATCCTGGACCTGGTGAAGCAGGCCCAGGAGGCCAGGGACCGGGCAGGGCGAGGGGGGAAGTAGGAGGGGAGTTTCTTGACAGGATTTACAGGATGGACAGGATGGGGCGGAGGCGCGGGGTTGAGTGTTTAGAAGTGGTCCCGATCCCGTGTTATTATCTCCCTAAATAGGGCTACGACTTGCCTGACTGCCTGTTTCTTGTCGGCAGGAAGGGGCCGGACGGGGAGATCAACATGATTGATTTCGGCCAGTGCCTCAAGCAGAGCAAGGGCATTGAGATACTCATCATACTTACCAACACCCTGGTCTGCTAAGGCTTTATGCGGCACGCTGAATCGCTCGAAATCCGCGCAAAGCTTTTGCGCAGCCTCAAGCGGATCATCGGGGAGTTGTTCTGCTGTCTCTGGATCGAATGGCATCTGTAGCCTTCCTGCTCAGTTTGGATGATATGACCTCTACCGCAAGACCCTAGCAGCCCGAAATATGCCCCGCAAGCGTTTAATGTAGGGTTATTAAGGGTTAATCAGGGTTACTTACGAACCTAGCCGGTTGACGCACATAAGAATCCAGGTTTTGGATGGGGCCGTAGCAGGAACACTTGGCCAGCTACGGCCCCTTTTACGTGGCGAGGGGCGCCCCGGCGCGAGGCCGGGGCCCGATAGTCCACGGGCAACTCCAGGTGATGGGAGAAAACATCATGCCCGAAGGCAGAACGGACGCCGGCGCAGAGGAAGCCGAGGAGGCCCAGGCCGCCGAAGCCGCCGAAGCGCAAAGTAACGTGAGTCGAGAATCCCTGGCCGCAATGTATCCCGGCCAGGATGGCGAGGATGCCGAGGAGTCCGAAGAGTCCGCCGAAGCCGAAGAGGATGCCGAAGCCGCCGAGTCCGAGAAGGAGGAGGCCGAGCAGGAGGCTGAATCGGAGGAAGAGGCCGAAGCGGAGGAAGCCGAGGAGTCCGCAGACCAGGAGGATGCCGTCCGCGACGGGGAAATCGAGGGGCTTACGGCTGACGCCCAGGCCCAGGTGAATAAGCGGATCGGCAAGGTTACGGCCAAGCGCAAGGAAGCCGAGGAGCGCGCAACCGCCGCGGAGGCGCAAGCCGCCGAGACGGCAGCGAAGCTGGAGGCCCAGGTGGCGGCGCACGCCATGCGCCTGGGGATCCACCCCGACTACCTCAGCGCCGAAGATGTCCAGCTTTTGAAGCAGGACCAGGAACTGGCCGAGTCAGAGGCTTGGTTGCTCGAAAACTTCGACGGCTACGAGGGCGACGATACACCCGAGAATCCCTCGTACACCGCGAAGGAGATTCGCCGGCGGTTTGCCGAAGTGCGCGACCAGCGCGCCGCCGTGGGCGGACGAGCCGCAACCCTGCGCGAGGAGCGCCGCAAGCTCATGTTCGAAGACATGAAGCGCGGGCGCCAGGCGCGCGAAAAGGGCACCACCACGCCGCCCTCCCAGCCGAAGCCTGCCCCGAAGGCCAAGGCCAAACCCCGGCCGCCGAAATTGCCGGGCGGGGCCACCGCCCCGAGAAAGCCGCCGGTGAGCGCAGGTAAGCGCACCAGCGCGCGCACCCCGCAGCAGATCATGGCTGCCGGGGATGTTTCCAGGGAAAGCCTGGCCAAGCTTTACGAAGGCAAAGTGTAGCCGGGCCCAGGAAGCCCGGCGCGGGATAGAGAAAGGACCAAGACCATGCCGGGTATTTACGAACGCGACCAGGCCGACATGCTCAAGCTGCAGGAGGTGGGGGATACCATCTACATTGCAGAGAGCACCAAGACGCCCTTCACGAGGCTTCTGCCCAGGGGGACCAAACCCAAGCAGGGCCTCAGCGAGTGGCCCGTCCAGCTGTACGAGGATAAGGGGTTCGAGGGGACCATGGACGGCCACGACATCAGCACCTTCAGCCACTCGGAGCGCGAGAAACTCCGGGGCTACTGGATGTGGCTGATGACCGACGGCTGGATGGCCAGCCGCCTGGCAAACCTCACGCGCACGGCCGGGGTGAAGAACTCCGAGCGCGCCAAACAGGCCGCCGACGATGCAATCAAGCTGGCTTTCATGCACGAGAAGCAGCTGCTCTCGGCTGTGGACACGCAGGCCGAGGCCGCGCCGGCTACGCCGTACCGCAGCCGCGGAGTGTACTCGTGGATCCAGACGGCGGCGCAGTCGACGCTGCCGGTGCCGGCGAACTTCCGCCCGGCCAGCGGCTGCGCGTATACCAGCGCGCTGGGCAGCTTTATGCCGTCTAACATGGAGACGATGCTGGAGGCCGCCGCCGACGCCAAGAAAGGCCCGGTGAGCCTGGTGGCCTATTGCGGCATCAAGCTCAAGCGCCAGATGAGCACCTGGGCGCAGCGCCAGAGCGACGATACGGGCGTGGAGATCGTGCGCACGATTCAGAGCGCCGCCGACAAGAAGCTCCAGCAGGTGGTGGACTTCTTCGAGTTCGATGCCGGGGAGTACAAGGCAGTGCCCACCTGGCACCAGCTGTGCACGGAGGGAACCGGCGCAGCCAGTAACTACACCACGCGCTCCGGGGCGTGGCTGGACATGAGTATGTGGGAGCTGCGCTTCGCGGATGCTCCGGCGGCCTACGTGTGCCCGCCCAAGAGCGGCGGCCCCAGGGGATATCACGACACCGTGTTTATCCTGGTGTGCAAGAATCCGCTCGGGCAGTGCTACGTGTATACCAACACGGATAGCTGAGGACGAGGGGCCCGGGCAACCGGGCCCCCTTAATTGCCAAACCGCAAGACGAACAACTAACGAGGAGGACAAGCAAATGAGGCGGTTTCTTGAACGACTGTGGGTATTGATGGCGGTGTTTCTGGTGGTGTGCGTGACGGGCCTGGCCGTGGAAGTGGACCTTCTGCCGGCCGAGACCAAGCTGGAGACAGGCGCCACGCACCTGGTGAGGGTGACGCACGCGGACCTCACCGAGACGGTCGACAACACCGCGCAGACGCTGGGCAGCAGCTTTGCGGTTGCGGCCAAGCAGGGGGTGGAGCTGGTGGCGATGGTTCTGGTGACGCCGTTTACCGACGATGCCACCAATGCCTTCAGCACCACCACGGTGACGGTGGGCGATGGTACCGATGCAGACCTGTACCTGGACTCGACGGAGCTGAACAGCTACGGCACGGAGGTGTTTCTGAAGTGGGGCCGATCCGGGTTTTCCCAGGCGGCCACCACGGCTTTTGCCACCAACGGCACCGTGGCGCTGACGCCGGAGACGGGTAACTTTGCTTCGGCGATTACGCCGGAGACGGGTAACTTCGGCTACAGTATATCGTTCGAAACGGTCGGCAACGGCACCAACTATGTGACCAACGTGGTGCTGAACGTGAAGTCGGCCTGGACGAACGCGGCGCTGACGACCAGCGCGGTGTGGACGAATGCCACGGCGGCCTTTACGGCGCAGACGGCCAACGGGCTGAACGCCACGGGGGTGGGGCGCAAGCTCTACACCTCGGCCGATTACGTGGACTTCACGTTTACGCCGCACTCCAGCTACAACCTGGCCGAGCTCGATAACGGCGAGGTGTGGTTTTACCTGAAGCTGTGGGATTCCACCGACCTGGACTGAATTCAAAACGCAAGGCGCGTTTAGATTACTGAGGCGGGCCGGCCCGCCAGCGACCAAGGGCCGGCCCGCACCGGAGCGGGAAAGCGGGAGAGGCAATGGCATTCGACGATACGCCCACCACCTGGATCCCGAGCTGGAGCGAGGACGGCACCGACATCACCGTGCCCATCGCCAGCTTTCCCGAACTGACCGCCGCGGAGGCCGATGCGGCCACCGGCGATATCCGCAAGATCCTCTTTGCGGTGCTCACCAGGATTTATGCGGTGTGGGCGGCGCTCTCCCTGGACGACCGGCCGGGCAAGATGCGCATTACCCGCAGCGACGATATGGACGATGCCAGCGGGCAGATGACCCGCACTTTTGCGGTGAGGTTCCACCTGAGCGGGACCTCGCAGGATGTAGCCGACGAGTAGGAGGCAAGTATGCCGTTGATGGCCGAGAGACAAAACGCGATCCGCCTGGGGCCGCCGGGGCTGGGAGGCCTGGACGGCCGGCAAAGGATGCAGGGGGCCATGCGCCGCGACCAGCAGGCGGCGCGCGCCAGAGGCGAGCTCAAGCGCTTCGGCAGCGGGCGGCTGCACATGCAGTGCGACGTGGAGGCCTTTATCAATGCGGTGGACCAGGAGGGCCACGCGGTGCTTTCCCCGGAGGCGCGCGGCTACTGGGAGGACCAGAAGCGGCTGTATCCGTGGACCAACGCCATGCCGGATAAGTGCGTGCCGGGCCTGGGAGCGCGGCACAACCGGCTGGGCAGGGTGAGTTTTCGCAAGGTTTACACGAAACGCGGCGCGTTTGTGGCGATCGACGCGCCGCCCGCCGGGGGATGACCTGGCCGGCCCGGCCCCTTCCGGGCGCCACCCTTTGGGTCAGGGCCCGCGCCAGGCCGTCCCCGGGCGGAACAGTGAGGAAGCGTGAGAACCTGCACGATCAAGAGCGTATTTGAGGGCATCTGGCGGTTGCGCGGGATCGATCCGGACACCGCCAGTTTGACCGACGGGCAGAAGGCCAAGACCGCCGAGCTTGTCAACGAGGCCATGGAGGAAGCCTGGGAGGATGCCTGGTGGCCGGAGCTGATGCTGGTGGAGCGCCGCCAGTGGCGCGCCACCTGGAGCAACGCCACCACCTACGCTGCCGACGCGGAGGTCTACCACGTGGACGCCGACGGCAACGAGAAGTACTGGATAAGCCTGCAGGCCGGCAACCTCAACAAGGACCCGGATACCGAGACGGCCTGGTGGAGCGAGGTGGAAGACGACGAGTTCATTGCTTCGATCGCCTACGACCAGAGCTGGGAAGCTTACCTGATCGGCGGCGTGGATACCGAGAACTGCCTGTATGACCGCGACCCGCGCGTGTATGAGGGCACCGAGCCGCTGCGCCCGGTGGAAATCCTGGGTGATGACATTATCTGCCGCGCCGACGAAGTCCCCGCGCGGCCTTACCTGCGATTCCGGCCGCTGCCCCCGCAGTTCTCCTGGACGGAGTGGGATAACACCGAGACCTACGCCGCCGGCGACCTGGTTTACCTGGCCGCCACCGGCCAGAGCTACAAGAGCCTGCAGGCCGCCAACCTCAACAAGGACCCCAGCACCCAGACCGATTACTGGGAGCAGGCCGAGTGTCCCCAGTTTCTGAAGCGTTACCTCAAGCACGCGGTGGCCGCCGAGCTGACCCAGGAGGACGAGGGCCGCCACCAGGAGGCCGCGGTGGCGCGCAACATCCTGGAGAATCTGCAGGAGCGGTTGATCGACCAGCGCATTGTGCGCCGCGCAACTTTCCGCAGCGGGAGATAAGCCATGCCGGACAAAGCCGATCTGGAGCGTACCGGAGACGAGGGCGGCAGCGCCCCGGTGAGCGATCCGATTCTTGCGGAGCTGAAAAGCGAGGTGAGCGCGATTCTCGGCGATCTGGAGCGCGGCATCTATACCAGCGGGGTGGACGCGGAGAACACGCGCTTCTGCATCTGGGAAGGCCAGAGCTCCGACGGGCGCAAGCACGCCGAGGACAATAACGACGAGCCGCCCACGCCCTTCGAAGGCGCGTGCGATCAGCGCGTGCGCCTGGCCGATATGCTCACCAACGAGGACGTGATGCTTTGCGTGGTCTCGGCGCTGCGCGCCCAGGTGATGGTGACGGGGGTGGGCGGGGAGGACACCGGCCGCGCGGGCAAGATGACGCAGCTTCTGAGGTGGATCAAGGCCAACGAGCTGGGCTTTGACTGGCTCAAGCACCTGATCATGCTGGCGCAGTATGTCTTCGGGGATTCGCCGGCGGTGGGCTTTATGGGTGTTTACTGGCGGCGCGAGACGGCGCTGGAATACCGGCGGCTGACGGCCGAGGAGCTGATGGGCCTGTATGTGCAGGGCGCCCTGGAGCTCTACGCCGGGGCCGAGGCCGAGTTGACCGAGGCGGAGTATGCCGAGCAGGTGCGCCGCGCCGCCGAGGATTTCCAGAACGCGCTGCTCGACGAGGAGTGGGGCGAGGCCCCCCTGGCGGAGATTTTACTCGAGTACTTCCCGCATCTTAAACGGCCAAGGGCGCGCAAGGCGATCAGAAGCCTCAGGCAGGACGGTTACACGGAGTTTCCCGTGCCTTACGAAACGCGCAACGGTCCGGAGGTGTGCGCCAAGCGGCTGTTTGAGGACTGGTTTGTGCCGGCCAACACGCTGGATTTCCAGAAGGCGCGCATGTACTTCGAGCCGGAGTGGTTATCGAAGGCCGATGTTCTGGAAAAGCAGATCAGCGAGGGCTGGAGCCGGGAGTTTGTGGAGGAGTTGATCGGCAAGGAAGGCGAGAACGACCGCGGCAAGGAAGGCGTGGCCGTGTTCCCCGCCTACAAGAAGCTCGAGGACGGCACCATCACCGAGCGCAACGAGGCCGACTACCGCGGGCTCTACCAGGTTGTGCGCGCATATTTCCGCGCGGCCAATACCGACGGGGTGCCCGGCCGCTACTACATAACCTTCCACAGCGATATCAACACCGCCGCCCACGAGCGCCGCCTGGTGGACTATGCCCACGGCAAGTATCCGGGACATGCCGTGCAGCGCGAGGTGCTCACCAAGTACCTGCTGGACTCGCGCGGGCTCCCCGAGCTGATGGGCCCCCACCAGGATATGCTGAAGCTCTTTGTGGACACCTACGGGGATAACGCGCAGCTCAACGGCGTGCCGCCGATTATCACACGCGGACGGCGCACCGAAGGCGAGCTTTACATTGCCCCCCTGGTGGAGCTGCAATCCAAGCGCGAGGGCGATTACAAGTGGCTGCAGCCGCCGCCCTATCCGGCCACCATCGACAAGATGCTTTCGGAGCTGTGGCGGCAGATCAACCAGTATGCGGGCCGCGAGGCCGACGACGTGCCCCCCGGCCTGGTGCAGCTGCACCGGCAGTTCAAGGTGCTGTGGTGGCTGGGCAACCTGCGCGAGGTGGACCGCCAGCTGCTGCAGCTTTGCCAGCAGTATATGCCCGAGGAGAAGCTGGCGCGCATCACCAACGCCGCCGGCGAGCCGATCATCCGCACCCGCGAGGAAATCCAGGGGCAGTTTGACCTCATGCTGACCTTCGACCCGCAGGACCTGGACCCGGAATATCTGAAGAACGTGGGGGAGATTGTGCGGGATATCTTCCTGGCGATCGACACGCAGAAGACGATCGAGACCGCGCCGGTGGTGCAGTCGCTGATGTGGCGGCTTTCGCCGCACCTGGCCCAGAGCGCCATCGTCGACGTGGACCGCGCGCAGACCCGCGAGATGGACGACGAGCTGGAGAACTTCATCAAGATCGCCGCGGGGGTGGAGCCGCCCATGGCCGACGACGGCAGCCAGAATTACCGCCTGCGCCTGCAGATGTACCAGGACCTGCAGCAGCGTAACCCCATGATTTATGACAAACTCACCGAGGACTCGCGCGCGATCCTGGAAGCGCGCATCCAGCACCTGGACTCGATGGCCCAGCAGTATGGGGAGAACGTGCAGATCGGCCGGCAGGGGGCGAGGAAGGCCCTGGGGGAAGGATGAGGGGGAGTTTTTGACAGGATTAACAGGATAAACAGGATGGGAGAGAACACATGAATACGTTTGATGTCAGTGCGCCGAGCAACTGGGTTCCGGTGGTGGGGGTCGAGCACCCGGACCTCACCGTGAGCAATGCCGCCAAGACACTGGAGGACGACCAGGCCTTTAACGACAAGACCGAGAGGGTCTTTCTGACCGTGGAGGATAACCCCGTGCGCATAACCTTCGACGGTTCGGCCCCGGTCGGCGGCAGCCACGGCCACCGCTACGTGGCCGGCAGCACCTTTACGCTGCGCAAGGCCATGGCGCGCGCGGCCAAAATCATCCGCGACGGCGCCAGCGACGCCAAGTGCACCATCACGGAGTGCAACTTCTGAGAAGGTTGCAGACAGGGTTAACAGGATGGACAGGATGACAGAGGAGATAGAGCCATGAAACACTTTGCAGTATTGGCAGCAACCGCGGGGCTTCTCTTTGCCCTGGCGATCGGCCTTACCCAGGCGCAGCTCGGCGGCGGGATCGTGGAGCCCGGGCCCGCGCCGGAGACCGACCCGACACTCACCGCCGGCGATGAGGTTACCATCGGGGACGGCACAAGCCCGATAGACCTGATCTTCTACTCCCAGTTTACCGACGGGAAGATCAGGTTCAACGGCGTCAGCCAGGTGTATTCGTTTGTAAACGCCGCGGAGTTCCAGCCCGGCTGCCAGGTGAACGTTGGCGGCAACGAAGTCAAGAATATCGGTTACCTTCAGTTGGACACCAACGCCAATCATCTTAGCGGCACGGCCTCGCATGATGATATTTACTCGCAGGGGGGGCACATCTACCGGCGGTTGGACGCAGGGGACACAAACCGGCTCGTCGTTGCCGACAAGGACGGGTATATCGTCAGCCCGATTTGGTGGGAGTTTTCGGTGGCGCACACGCCCACGATAGGTCAAGGAACGTGGGTAAATGCTGCCAACGCTTCCGCCCCATATGGTCGTCTATTCCAAAACACAACAACACACGCGGATGGAGACAACTGCAGTTTTGATTTTTCCTGTCCTGCGGGCACATATACGCTCAGCATAGTTACCCTGACGAGCAGTAGTCGGGGAATTTTGGATATCGACATCGACGGCGCGGAAGTGGCAACCACAAATCTATACACGGTTGCATTAAACTGGCGTCACGTTGCCGATTTTGAAGACATTGCAATTTCCGCTGGAAAACATACAATGCGCTATCGCGTCGACGGCAAGGATGGGTCGAGCTCCGATCATTTGCTTGGCCTGTTCTCAACAAGCCTAATCAGAACAGGAGACTAAGCCAATGACAAACCTTGCACTGGTAGTTTTATCAGTCTACGCCGTGACGAATTACGGTGAGGTGTATAAACCGGAAGGCAAGTTCCGTGAGCCGGTAAGCATCACTCGCTATTACCGTATTGGCGCGGAAGGTACCGACCAGGTGCTGTTAACAGCCGAGGAAGCAACAGCGGGCGATCTGGCGCAAGTCGCCGTTGAGACTGCCGCGATTCAATCCGCCATAGCCGCAGAAGCCGAAGCTCAAACCTCACTTGCCGCCGAGCTTGATCTGACGCCGCAGCAGATAGATACGATCAAGCAGTATTTTAATGCTGATGTGGATGTGTTGTTTGCCAACCTGTCGGCAGGGCAACGCAAGTTTCTGAATGTGCAGCAGGGTTTGCTCAAGTATCTGATGAAACGTGCCGTCAAGGAGGTGCGATGAACCGGATATTTTTGATTGGCGGGTGCCTGCTTGCCGCCGGCTGCATTGCCGGCACGGTCAGCTTTACCTGGGACCCGCCGGCTACGTACCTCGACGGCACGCCGATCGACGGTCCGCTGACCTACACGATATACGAGGGCACAAACGCGGTGGTTAGCGGCGTGGCCACCAATGCCGCCGAAGTGGAAATTCCCGCGAACGTCGACGAGCTGCGCTACACCGTGCGGGCCGTGAACCAGCTGGGCATGGAAAGCGCCGAGAGTAACCCCGTAATCGGTAAACGCACCCGGCCCCCAGGGCAATTCAAACCGGAGAAGAAATGAAGCAGTTTGCGGTAATTCTTCTGGCACTTCTTCTGGCCGGCTGCGCCTCGACCGGCGGCGGGTCCGGTGGTTCGAGCAGCGACGATGCAGTGATAGAGGCGGCGGTGAGGCCCGAGATTGCCAGGCAGTACCAGCGGGTGGGGCTGGATCCGGCGCGGGCCGAGCAGATGGTGATCTATGGCTACCGCCTGGAGCCCACCGGCCGCAATGCCGACGGATACTTCGGGCTGCTCGATATGGCCACGGTGCACGGGGCCTACGAGGGGACCCAGGGCGGCACGCACGTGAAGTTCTGGTTTGCCTTCCCGGAGGGCGGGGCGCCCGATGCCGATACGGTAAGCCACGAGTGCTGCCATGACCTCCTGATTTTTAACGAGGGGATCGGCGGGCACCCCGCACGGGTTGTCCTCAACGGCAAGACCTGGAACGTGCACAACATCATGATCGCGGGCGCCCGCTGGCCGATGCGGGTGTGGGATGCGACGGTGCGCGCGGCCACCTTCTGGAGGGATCGCGGGTTCAGTGACATGGTCAACGGGACCTATTACGGTCCGGAAGAAACGGGCTTCGAGGAGGGGGAGTAATGGGCTTCGACTGGCGAGCTATCTGGGAGAAGATCAAACCGGCCCCGCCGCCGGAGCCTGTGCAGTGCCGCCACGAGCTGGTGTGGAGCGGCCCGACCGATACGTATAAGCTGGTGGGGCTGCTGGGTACGCCTTATGGACTGGTGGCGAGCACCTCCAACGTCTATCGCGGCGGGCACCGTTCGCGCATCTGGCGCGACGGCGCCTGCGTGTATGAGGGCGGCGAGGAGACCATCGGCCAGCCTTTCCTGGCCGCCGACCTGGCGGTCTTCCCGGTGGAGCACGGCAGCCACAGCCTGATGCTGGCCGACCGCACGCCCATGCCGGGGCCGCGCGCGCGCGGACGCTGGAGCGTGGCCGGCGGGCGCTACCGCGGACAGGCGCTTCTGGCATATAATAACGAGTATAGCGCCCGCCGCTTTCTGGACCATCCGCAGATTATCGACGCGCTGAGCGGCCAGCCGCTTTATTCGCTGCAGGTCCAGGCCATGCCGCGCTGCCTGGTGGAGCTGGGCGGCCAGCTTTATGTGAGCTACAACTTCGGCGAGGCCGGGGTGCTGCGCTATCCCGAGGGCAGGCAGTGGCCATGCAATATCGTGCAGATCGCCGCCTACCGCGACCAGCTCTATGGCGCGGAGAGCGCCGCCTGGGGCCCGAGCGGCCATCCCTCCACCGCTGGGGGGCGCGTCTACCGCCTGGCGAAGGACAAGTGGAAGCAGATCGGGGACACCGGCTCCAGCTGCGTGACGCACATGGCGGCCTTCGGCGGGCGCCTCTGGATTGCCGGGGTGGATCCGGACCGGCTGTGGGTGATGGACCGCGCCGAGAAATTCTACCTGGCGGCCGAGGAAGAAGGCGAGAGCGCCGACGACCGCGCCCGCAGCTTCGGCGGGGCCGTGGCCGAGCACCAGGGCGCAATCTACTGGGGCCGCAGCGACAAGCGCCGCGCACATATTTACAGGGTAATAACGGCATAGGGAGGCTGCAATGAGTAACGGGCAAAGGATCAGCCTGGTCGCGGCTATCACGATATTTCTTACGCTCATCGTCTGGATATTTGCAGCCGGTGGAGCCTGGACCAAGGCCCAGCGGGCGTGCAGCACAGCCGACGAAGCGCACATGAAGTCGGTGGCCAACGAGCGCGAAATTGCCGTTATCCAAACCAGGATGGACAGCAACCACGCAGAGCAGGTGCGGCGTTTGAGCCGGATCGAGACAGTGCTGGACCGCGTAGCCGAAAAGGTCAAGTGAACGATGCAACCACATATTCAGGCGATCTTCACGGGCAACCTTCTGGACCCGGTTAACCTGGCGATCATGACGGCCACCGGCGGCTACGGCAAGGCGCACGCGGCGGTGGCGTTTACGGCGCACAAGCACGAATTCCTTAACTGGCTGGAGGAGGAGCTGATCCAGCTTTATGCCGAAGGCCTCAACGAGGTTGCCGAGCGCGTTGAGCAGTTGATTACCACGGCCCTGGACGACGTGGAGCCCTGGCCCGAGGGGCATTGCCGGGTGTACTTCGAGAGCATCGGCAAGCGCGACAAGCTCAGCGGCAAGACCGGCGTGCGCGGGCCTTATGATCTGCGCCGCGTGTGCGCCTGGCAGGCCAAACACCCCAAGGTCCGCCGCCTGGAGCTTGTGAACCTGCCCGATGTGCGCCCCGAGGAAGTGCCCAGGGCCTTCCGCCGCTGCTGCCGGGCGGTGCCCACGGTGAAGTATGCCTTCTTGCAGCTTGTGCAGAACTGGAAGGGCGTGCGCCTCAAACTGGGGATTGCCCCCCGGCGGCGCAGCCCCGAGCACTGGCATTGCGTGGAGACCTTTGTGCGGGTAATGCGCGAGTGGGCGCTGCGCAATGCCGGGCTGGGAGATGTGCTCTTCGACGAATACGTGCCGGCGGGCAAGCGGGGCTTCGGGCTCTATGACATGATCGGGGAGGCGGGCAAGTGACCACACGCATACTCACCAACGCCGCGGCGCTGGAATACCTGAAGCAGCCTGATTTGTGGCGCGTGGAGGAAGGTGCGGATCAGGACGGCTTTGACGTTGATTTGATCACCCGCTACATCGAGAAGGTCAACCGGGAAGACCTCGATTGCCTGGTGACGGTCCTGGCCGAATACACCGACGGCACAAACGCTTTGCCATCGCCCACCGTCACCACACCCATGGCCGGCAGCCGCTGGGAGCGCTCCGGCACCTGGTACGGCGGGCGCATCTACATGCGCGAGGATGCCCGCACCCATCAGCTGAGGCTTTACCAGGAGCTCCACCGCGGGGGCCGCACGCTGGCTGGTGTGCAGCAGGCCAATAGCGCCGCCGAGGAAGTGGAAAGCACCTGGCACCTGGCCCGCCGCGAGGCCGCGCCACTGCCGCCCAACGACCCGACCCTGGGTGTCCGCTACGAGCGCAGCCCCATCGCTGTGAACCCGGAAACCGGGCGGCTGACCTACCATGTGGATAAGATCACCGCCAAGGACCAGGACGCCACCAGCTACGAGCGATCCGCCGCCGAGGAGACCGACACGGCCCTATCCACCCAGGACTCTCACCAGAGCTTTGTGGCCGACGGCGGCAGCGTGCCCAACCGCGCCGCCGGCAACCTCAAGCGCATCCGCAACCTGCCCACGCAGTTCGGCAAGTTCCGCACGGAG